ACTGTCAGGAGTAGTGTCGACATACTCCGCCAGATCGACTTGTCGTTGTACTTCATCGGCTGCCTCTTTCATAGCCTCTTGCCGCCCTTGCTGCCGCAGCTTGTTATCGGACCACGCCGCCCATAGGCGGTCAAGCAGCGATAGCAGGGACGACAATAGCTTAATCATGCTTCGGGCTTTTGTTCCGAAAGAAACACAGCGGCAGCACCTGCCAGACCAGCAACCGCCGTGGAGACAGCCGCCCACTGTACGTCCGACAGGCCAACGGCCAGCGCCAGACCAGAGAAGCCTGCGTAGGTACTAGGCTCTTTGAGGCGGCTAAGAAGCCATGCTACAAATTTCATATCATTTTCCTTTCGGGTATTGCTTCCAAGGCAGTTCCCAGTGCGGACCGTCCTTGAAAGTTCGCCAGTCTCCGCCCCATTGGATAGGGACGTTTTCGGCTGCTGCCGCAGCCTTCACAATCTTGGCCAGCCGGTGATAAAGCGGCCAGTCCCAAGATACCTTACCGTCGAGCATGGGCGCCAAGTCGACGGCGTGTCCGGTCAGGTGACGAGAGTTCAGTGTTTTGGTTGCGCCCTGCTTCAGTAGTTGGCGCTGGCGCGCTTCGGTGCGCAACCCTTCCAGCACGGTGAAATCAAGGTCGGACATGGCTGCGGCGCGTTTGACGACGCGGACGAGGTCCGGATGCACGCCCTCAAGGCGCAGCAGCGAACGGGAGCCTAGTGTGATGCTCATAACAGTCCTAATCTAGTTCCAACAAAGCCCATGACAACCACGACAAGCGCTAAGATGAAGCGATCAACCCAGACACCAGTTTCCTTAGTCTTAGGCGCTGCCTGTTCCAAAATTGTGAGACGATCTTCTAACTTACTTACAGCCTTAAATGCCCTCTCTAGAGCTTGAGCGGTTTGCGTCTGACGTTCTTCGACGAGCGCCAGTTTGTTAATTGACTTAGACAGTTCGCCTAGAGCAGCTTTCATGTCCACCACATCGGTATGCAGCATATCCAATTTGACGGTTAACACCATATCGTCGGCCACTTTTCCTTAACCCCCGCTGTTACCTTCTAGGCGCGCCATAAATCGGATACGGCGTACCGTCTTCATTATAGCCTACGTCCAGCAGCATTTCGCCGGTATCAGGGTCTATGGCCGGAAATTCTGTTGTAAAGGGTTTAACTGCTGCCTGCGCCATGACGTTGCGCACCATGGCAGGCGCGCGGCTAACGCCTTGAGAGATATTGAACGCAGTCGGGTAGGCTTCCATGGCCTGCTGCATCGCAGGGCCGCGCATAAAGGCGTCGGCCAAGCGGTTGCGCACACGCGGACGCAGGAACGTCGCCAGCGCCATCTCGCTGGCCTCGGTAGCGACGCGGGCCGGCGGGAAGGGTGCTAGGCCCATGCGGGTTAGGCTCCGCGCCAAGAACGGACGTTCACGGTCGATAAGTTCCGTAGCTGCGTGCGCGCCGGACTGCCCCAATTCGCGCATACGGTTGACGGTGTTCAACTCCTGCGCGGTCTTCATCATTGCGTTGTAACGCTGCGGGTCCGCCAGCGCCAAACCACCAATGTCGTACTGCTTGGTGCCTTTGCCCATAATGTCTTCGACCATCTGCGGGCGTTCGCCGCGCATCAGCGCGATAAACTCGTCGGGCTTTTCTTTGACAAGCTGCGCACCCTTGGCTGCCAGTTCCTGCCGGTTGACAGTCTCGAAGCCTTGGCGCGTGCGGGTCAGATAGTCTTTCCAGCCCGTACCGCCAGCACCTTCAATAGCGTCGTCAATCATCGGACGGACGCTGGTGAGCAGCGACGCAGTGCGCTCTTTCGTACCGGACGACGGCTGTGCCCGTGCTCCTAGCAGACGGTCGACAATGTCGTTAAGGCCGGTCTTGCGGATTTGGTACAGGTCGCGCGCGTCAATGACGCCGTTAGCGTCGGCAAGGTTTTCGAGTTCCCCCGCCAGTTTTGTCAGCGTCGTGCGCTGTAGCTTGTCTGCGCGGGTGCCCGGCTGGTTTGCCATGACGCGAAGCTGGCGCACGATAGGCGCGACCTGAAGCGGCTGCATACCTTCGGCTGCCAAGTCGGCGACAAGGTCTTCCATGTCGTTGGCAACGCCGCGCAGGCCAATCTGCGCTTGCATAGCCGCGTTGGCGCGCGTACCGGCCGCGCCAGATACGCCCCGCGTCTGCTGGATAAGCCCCATGTCAGGAAAGATTGCAGGCGTGTCGCCCATGATGGCAGCCTGCTCGGCCGCGCGTTCTTCCAGTCCGCGCATACGCGGGACGAACCCAGACGCCGTAATCTCGTCAGCGCGCTGCCGAGCAGCAGTCGCCAATGCTTCCGCCTGCGGTACGACGCGCCCTGCGACGTTAGCGCGGGCCAGCGCAGCGTCGCGCGCTTCGCCGGTCAGGTCGGTAACTGCGCGGCGGGCCATCTCTGCTGAAGACCGTGTCTGCGTCGCGGTAGCACCGCCGGCTGCTTGCGCCATGCGGGCTTCGCGGGCGGCCGCTTGGCCTTCCAGAACGCGGCGTGTTTGCTCTGGGCGCAAGCGCTCGACGTCGGCGCCCAGCCCCATGAAGGTGTCCGGCTCTACACCCGCCTCGATAAGCACTTGGCGCGCTAGACGTTGGTCGTCGGGCGACAGTTCCGCAAAAGCGCGGCGCGCTTCGTCGATGTTGTCGCCTAGCGCTTCGCGAATAATCTGCCCGGCCTTAATGGTCGGCATACGGAACAAGTCAACTGCCCTGCCGCCGACGCGCTTGAGCACGTCTGCGACAATAGGCAGCCCCGCGCCAAACGCCGCGCCTTCGCCGACGTCTTGCCCCACCAGCGCGGCGCTGCCGCCCCCTGAAATAGCACCGCCCAGCATACGTTCGCCTAGCTGCGCCGCACGCTGGCCTTTGGTTAGCGCCGCCGTCTGCGCTGCCGTGCGTCCGGCACCGATACCGCCGGTCTGCACCGCCGTACCGACACGTTGCAACGCTGCACCTACACGCGGCGCTGCCGTTGCCAGACCTTTGCCAGTTGCTTTAATAACAGCCCCGCCACCAGCCATGACGGGCGCGGTAGCTGCAATTTCGCCGGCAATCTTGCCGGCGGTGAAGTAGTTGGGCCGCTCTGTTTCGGCTTTTTTGGCCTGCTTTTTCCCTGCCTTTGCAATTTTCTTTTTAACGCCCGGTTGGAAAAACTCTTCGATAGGGTCGAGCACATAATCGAGCGGGTTTAGCTTTTCTGCGAACTCCGCGACCGGGCGCATCCCCTCGGCCACGCCGGTCAAGAACGACGTTGTACGGCCAATCTTTTCTTTCGGCGCCGCTTTGGGTTTTACGCCGCCTGCCTCTGGGTGCTGGCGCAAAATCTCGGCGCGGACTTGCGCATCGGTAGCGCCGGGCGGTCCTGAAACGCGATAGGTGCGACCGTTAGGCGCTCTCATTTCGTAAGTGGGCATTAATCACCTACCACCGTTGCTTTACCCCAGCCCCCCGACGGTGCTGCTTTAGGCTTGGCTTTAGGTTTAGCCTTGGACGATTTGCGCGGTATCCGCTTTGGCGTCGCTGTCGGCAAACCATACAGCCGTTCGATTTCGTTCAGCGTTTCTTCGACGGCTTCAATCGACTGGGTCGGGTCGGTAGCAGCATCGAGCAAGCCCTGAAGTTCGACGTTCGAGTTCATTTCCTGCGCGGACAGCCCTGCCGCGTCGGCAATCTGCGTGACCAACATACGGCGAGTGTTAATAATCTTGTCGCGCGTCGCTTGTGCTTCGGTGCCCAGCGCGCGTCCGAACGGACGCCCGATTGCAGTGCCGGCAAGATAGTTAGTGATGTTTTCCGGTGCGCCGCGAACGCCGCCGCCGCTTTCGACCGCGCCGCCACGTTCGCGCAACTCGGCGTAGTAGTCGCGCAGCGAACCAACCAGATTGGAGACGTTCTTGCGTCCCGTGTCTTTGGTCTTCTGCTCTTTTGTCGGGCCGGACTGAACAATGTCGCCAGCCTGAATACCTTTGCCGCCTTTGGTGTTGCCTGTTTCAAACTCGCGCATAGCCGCCGCGACCGCAGGGATGTTGCCGGCTGCAATCGGTGCGTTAATGTCAAGGCCGGTGCGCTGTGAGATATATTTCTTATAGTTCGCTACCGACGCTGCACTGTTTTCCGGCCCTTGCGGTGCGTAACGATTAACAATCTTGTCGATAGTGTTGAAGCCTTTGCCGACATAGGCGCTGCGCAACAGGTTCTCTTGCGCTGCGACGCCGGACTGCGCGCTGTCAAACATGGCAAAGCCACCGCTGGCACCGACATAGCCGGGCTGCGAACGCGCAAACGCACCGTCTTTGATAGCGCCGGGGTTGGTCTGTAGTGCCTTGGCGACAGGGCCACCGCCACCTTTTCCGATGGCGGCCGGACCGTCGAACCCACCGCTGCCCGTAGCTGTCTTGGGCATAGCCGCGACCGAGCCGTCGGGCAGTTTGACGTAAGTAAGCCCTTCGGCGACTTTGAGACGCGAACCGGGCACTTCGACAGCATCGCCACGTCCGTATTTCGGCATGGAGATGATACGTTCTTCTTCGCCAGTGGTCTGGCGCTGAAACTCGCGGGCTAGCTGGTCTTTACCTTCCAAGGTGCGAAACAACGCGTCTTCGCGCCACCCCTGAAATTCAGCAGGGTTCTGCGGGATAGAACTTAAAGTCTGGTCGACGGCTTGTTGAAATTCAGGCTCTGGAAATAGCTGCTTCAGCCGCGCGCCGACCATCTGCGCCTGCTGCGGGTCTTTCACATTGGCGATAGCCAGCGCCGACGTGTCGAAGAAGTCCATAACATATTCGAGACGGGCTTTTCCTGCTTCGGCTTCAGCCTTCTTGAACTCCGGTACGGCCTTGGCAGCAGCACGCGCTTCCTGCGCTGCGTCGATGTCCATTCTCTGCTGCGCCTGCGCGGCTTGGCGCTCGGCAGCGCGCTGCTGCGCCATCATGTTAATCATCTGGGAGCCTTGCTGGAGCGCAGCGCCCAAGCCACCCCCTTGCGGTGCGCGGGCCTGTAATGCGATTGCCTGATTAGCCATGATTAGGGCCTGCTTCCTACACTAAAGCCGCTAAGGGCTTGACCGATGTTACCGCTGTTTCCGGCGACAGGGAAACTAGAATATCCGGGGTTTGTTTTTGGCGCGGCAAAGCTATTCAAATAGTTCATCTGCGCCTGATACATCGGGAACATGGCAGCCGTTTGGCCAATACCACCCAGCGCGCCAGCTAGTGCATTTGCTTGACCGACGTAGCCCGACGCGCGGGCTTGGCCTGCCGCCAGTTCCGCGTTTGCCAGACCTTGACCAAGATTGCCCGCAGCACCCGTGAGGACGTTCGCCGACGACTGGCCAGAACCCATCAGCGACTGAAGCGGGTTGAGGCGTGCGGCGCGCTCGACCTGATAACGGTTAAAGGCGTTCTGATATTCTTGGCTGGCCAAGTCTTGCCCGAAGCGCTGAATGCCCTTCAGCGTGCTGCCCGACAGCAGATTGCCGCGTGCCGAAGCGCTGCGCTCCAGCGCGCGCATACCTTCCGACTGGCGAAATGCGTAACCGGGGTCGGCCTGAAACTGGTCCATGCCGAACGGCTTGGCCATGCTGCCATAGCCAGCCGCGCTGGCGTCACCGCCCAGCCCCAGCAGCTTCATAATCTCTTGTTGTGCAGTTAGGCCGCCTTGGCGAAACGGCTCTTGCAGTTCAAGCTGCTTTGCAAACATGCGCTCCTGCTGCGCGGCGGCGCTTTCAGCCGCAGCGGCTTGGGTCTTGGCGGCCTTCTTGGCCCCCTTGGCAGCGAGAACACCCCCACCGATAGCAGCTACGCCGCCAATAATTGCTCCTGCGACTGGCATCAGATTAACTCCATGCTATACACCCGGTAGGGTATTCCGAAAGTTTCTATCACTTCTTGTGTCATTTGCATACCCCCTTGACGGGCGAAACGTGCGACATGTTTAGCGTCCGGCGCTATCTTGGTCCAAAGCATCTTGGCACCGTTCTGCCGTGCGTAATCGAGCATGGCAGTCCGGGCTAGGTTTGACCATACGCCGCGCCCAGACGGCAGTATGAACGTGTGCACTTCCCTTACCTTTGGCGCTGACCAGCTTAGAAGGAAGCCGCCATGCTCACCCATTAAAAACCAGTGTTCCGGTCGCTCGACCAGTGGTCCGACGTCCAGTTCTCCTGCGTCCGGTGCGCCGACGCCGCAGCGTACATCAGGGTGATTTATCACCGCGTTGATGAGCCGCGTGTCGAACGACCGCTCCAGCATTAGCTGACCAGTCGGCCCGATGCACGAATATTGATGGCCGATGCAGCGCTGGCGATGGTCGAGATGAAGCCGTTATTCGGGATGACGTGGCCAACCAGTTCCGGGAAAGTATAGGTTTCCGTCGGCTGGAGCGTCTTCGTCTTGACGATAAGGTTGTCGTTACCGGCAGCCCCTGCCGCCGTGACAAGGTTGACGCTAATCGTCGCGGCCGACACGCTGTAATTGGTCGCCGTAAACTTGTCGATAATGGTCTGAACGCCCGACGATGTGTACTGCGTTGTCTGGCTATTCTCGGCGGTCTTAGCCGGGATGATGTTGCTTACGGTTACGGCCATGGTTAAACCTCCAAGGAACTTACGTTGTCAGTGACAGTCAGAATTATAGATGGGATAGCGGGGTGAACCGCCGAAGCAACGTCATGGTGTAGCGTGACCGACAAGTCTGAAACTTCCCACATTAACTCAAAATAATCACCTGCGTTTAATTGTAGCAGAAAATTCCACGCTGCAACAGCTTCTGTGTTATTGCCTTCAATTCGGAGCGTTGTGGTCGTATTAGCTACGTTCGTACCGTTTTTACGCAACCATATCCAGACGTTATGGGCGCCGCCCGCCGCGTTAATAAGCTGCGCCGAAAACTGTATATTATAGACGTTAGGTGTATCTACATATATCCGCGATGTAGGTGAACCAATGTAGACACCTTGCGTTAAGTCAGTGCTGTTAAACGTCATTGCGTAAGCTGTATTTATAACGGCCGCCGCTTGGTCGGTAGTGTCGTAGAAAGAACCGTAACGCGGCACACGATATTCTTTAGGTGGCGGCGCTAAGGCTAAACCCTGCAATTGTGATTGGATTACTGCTATCTCGTCTTCGGTGGCCGACGGCGGCTCTACGCCGGTTGCTTGTGCGAGATTGTTGACTTTTACGTCAACATCGGCCGTTGCAGAACAGCAGTCGGGTGCGCTTTCTATACCTTGTATAGCTTCGCCAAACACTGCGTCATAAGACGCCAAAAGCGATGATGCGTCAGGCGCCAGTTCGATTTCTTCCTGATTGGTTTCGGTCGCCGTCAACAGCGACAAAAAGAACCGATACCATTCACGACTAATAGCGCCCGTGCGTGGGTCGAGAAAGGCGACGCGGGGTGGTGTAAGCGCAGTAGGGTTGGTAATGGCTACCATTAGGCTCCCGTACCGCTGATAATCAGTTCAGCGCCCATGACATAAATACGAACGGGGTCGGTGCCGGACACCTCGTATACGCGGTCGCGGATTTTCATGGTCATGCCAAGGCGGCGCCAGATGGTGCGGTAGCCGTACCGGCCTATCTTGCCCATGGTCTTCCAGTGTTCGTTCGACCAAGTGTGCCCGCCATCGTCCGACCAGCGCAGCATGACTTGCGGGTCGCTGCCTTGGCCGACGTTAAGCCCGACGCCTGTCTCGCAGTCTAGCTGCATGGCGTGGTGTGTCGTGCGGGCTAGGTTGTTGGCGCCGGTCGGTAGCGCCCGCCATGAGCGCAGCCATTTTTGCGGTTGGCCGTCATCCGAATAAACCTCAAGGTCAAACTTATAAATTTTGCCGTTCTCGTAATCGCCGACGACGTTTGTGGAGTTAAAGAACATCTGACAGTTACCGCGATGGCGGTTAAACTGGCCGTTCTCGAACGACGCGCGCTCGTGCCAAGCGCCGGTTGCGACGTCGAACACCCATGTTGTATTGGCAGTCGGGAAGTTGAGAACGTAAAAGCTGTGGCCGTCCTGCTGGTAGGTGTAGCCGACGGCGTCGGACAAGTCGGGGTATTCTTGCAACTGCCATTCAATAGCGTGCGTCGAAATACGCTGCCCCATATAGCCAGCCGCCCGAAATACCATACCTTGACCGCGCGCGTCCTTGCCCAGCCAGTAAATCTGATTGTCCATCTTGGCGATGGAATAAGGCGCAGCGCAGCCCAATTCGTTATAGGCACCCTGTATGCGCGCCAGCGGAAAGTCGAGCAGTCCGGCGTTGTACCAGACTTCGGCGGAGTTGGTGCCGTATACCCAGACTTCGCGGTGGTCGACAAAGATAGCGACGACGTTGTCAGGGTTGCCTTCAGCGCTGGCGAAGTCCAGCGGGTCGACGCTGGTGCCGTCCAGCAACTGCGTCACCCAGATTTTTTGGCTGTTGGGTTCGTTGAACACGAAGTAGCCGTCGAGATAGCCGACCGTCACAGCGCCGGGGAAGTCGGGGTCCGTAATCTGCTGAAAGACGTCGGTGCTGACGTTATAGATATACCCTTGCGGGTTGGCAGCTACAAATAGCTGCGTGCCGTTATCAGCCATGCTGACCTGTCCGGTGCCTGCTACGGTGCCCTTAGCAACAGCGTTCCAGTTGCTGTCAACTTGAAAAAGCGTAGGGCCGGACACGACATAAGCGTAATCGCCGAACGTCCATTCGCCGCGAATAGGCCCGATGCCGATAGTCGCCAACCGCGTAAGCCCCGGAGCGCGCTGAAGGAAGGCAGGCTCTTTGCCGCCTTCCGGCACGATTTCCGGGAACAGATTTACCATGCGGTTGTCGGCAGCGTTTACGCTTCGTGCGACGTAAGCGCTGCCGAGTATCGGCGTTTTCATGCTTGACCTCCAACGTATACGGGTTTAATGTCTACGGTATGGAGATTTGGAAACCAGTTTGCGGCTACGAAGGCCTTTACGAAATTAGCAATCTTGCGCGCGTACGGCGTGTGGCGCGGGGGAAACTGTTTACCGCCGAACAGATTGACACGGCAAAAGCCATGTTCGCCGATGGTGCTGCGCTGGGCGCGGTGGCCGCGTTTCTCGGTACTAGTATTACCACCGCGTTCAATATCAAGCACGGCAAAACATGGGTCGGCGACAGCAACGCTAGGCCCGTCAAGACGCATATTGCGCGCGACCATTATGTTCGTTTTAGCCCCTGCAAAGAAGGGAAATACGCTAAAGTAGCCGTTCACCGCGCTATGTGGGAAGCGTTTATAGGCCCTATCCCAGAAGGGATGGAAATTAATCATAAAAATTTGGACAGAGCCGACAATCGTCTGGATAATTTTGAGTTGCTTACGCACCGCGAAAATATCCAGCACGCTATTGACGCGTACAAAGCGCAAGGGCTTTTGCGGGCCGTTAAAGGTACTAAAGGTTTTGTGCCCGGAAAACATAGTAAATACAATCAATAATTCGAAGTGTACACGTTAAAGCGCTGCCGTGTCGCAACAATGCTGTACGGCATAGACATGATATCGTCCGGGTTATTGATGCGCTTGATGTTGCGTTTGGACGACATGGCGATGCGGCGGACCTGCGGCGTAGGCTCGACACCAAACTCCGGTGCCATCTCGCAGGCCAGATTATAGCGGAACGCACGCAGATAGCCCGGCGGGAAGGTCAGGTCGGTGGCCAGATTGACCGGCTGCGTCAACTCCTCGACCGAGATAAAATGCCATTCCAAGTCGCGCGTAGGGCGCGGATAGACGAACATTTCAATGTCAGGGAAGGTGTTGTTGACGAAAATAACCTGCGGGTAGGTCGACGTCACGGTCTTGACCGCGATGCCGTTATACTGCTGCTGGTTAATAAATTTGATGCCGTAGCTGACGCCAGTGCCGGGGTCTTTGAAATACGTACTGTCGTCGAGCAGTACAGGGCGGTTGCCGACAAAGTCGCCGGTCGGCCCAAGCGTGCGCGACAATTGACCGGCAGGCCATGTGAACACTTGGTCCTGTGTTGAAAAGACAGACAGCCGCTCGGTGTTCCAGCTATCAATCATCTGGTTCATAGCGTTCAAAGCGTCTTGCGACGTTTCAGCAGACGGCACTTCGCCTTCTGCCAGAACGCCCAAGAGCCGTAACGAACCGTTGATAAGGTCGGCGGCTGTGGTCATGGATTAGCTTTCCGGTGCGGTGCGGGCGCGCCCGCGACGTTTAATGACGGGCATAGCATTTACCGGTGCGGCTGGGGCTTCTTCAGCTACAGGGGGCGCTGCTGGGGCCGGTGCAGGTGCTTCTTCGGCTACAGGCGCGCTCTTTGGTTCGAAGCGCTCCCAACCAAACATTTCGTCGTGCGCTGCTTCTGCTTCGTCAATGGCGACCTTTGCGCCGTGCACGGGGTGGACAAGATAGATTACAGACATAACACCCTCATAGTTTATGGACGGCCCGAAGGCCGCCCACTTTAAGCGATAAGACCCAAAGCCTGCAAGCGGCTTTCAAGCTGGGCGACGCGGGTCTGAAGGTTAGCAATAACCGACAGGACCGTGTTGCCTTCGTCCTTGGTTACAAAACCATAGGCGCTGGTGTTAATCAGGTCTTGGATTGCGTAATCGGGCGTACCCGGCGCAGTCGACGTGATTGATGTAAGCTGCGTCGTAAGCGCAGCACCCTTGGCCGTGTAGACCGGGTTTTCGATAGTGGCGCCGTTCAGATACTGGTCTTCGTAGGCGACACCGATGGGCTTCGTATTGGGCATTGGAACCTCCAGAAAATCAGACCCCGGCGGCTGGCGCCGGGGCCGTTATACTTACTTGAGGAACGCCGACCAAGTCGCCGTGCCAGTCTTTACGAACTTGTATGTGTACGCACCGAAGCGCGGCACAGTGACAGAGCCGTAAATGGTAATGCC